GTCTGCGCCGTGAAGAAGTCCCAGCATTTACCAGTTGTGAATGTCGTCTCCTTGATGGTTTTCGTGCTCGTGTAACGCATCACGCAGCAAAAGATGGTTCTTTTCCTTGTTTGATAATATCTTATCATTCAGAACTCAAACTTGAAGAAGCACACAGTCCAAAGCTTGGCGAACAAGTTGAAGAGCATATAGCAGAAGCACTAAAATATCTAAAAAAAGAATTCAAAAAAGTATCAGGCAAAGAACTAAATGTTGAAAAATATGGTGAAGTAAAAATGCTTGTTGAAGAAACATCAAGAATCCGTGTTTTTGTAACAGCACAATGTCATTACAAGATAAAAGATGTTGACATGCCAAAGCTTGAAGATCAAAAAGATGTTGAACGTAGCGAACAACTTCAAAAATGGTTAGCATTAGGTGGACTAAAGAAATGAAAATAACCAAAGCAAGACTGCTGCAAATCATTCGTGAAGAAGTTGAGCTTCATGAAAAATATGTTGAAGAAAATGTTCTTGAACTTGACGAAGAGGCTATTCAAGAACTTTCAAAAGAAGCCGGCGAAAAGGCTATTGAAGATGAAATAGATGCCGATAAAGAATCCGGAAGTCTTGAAGAAGTTGAAAAAGTAAAACACAAAGGTCAAGAATACAAAGCCTCGGCGTCCACTATGAAGGCGATTCGTGGCGGTGCCGGTGGTGCTGGCAAAGTAACACCAGCAGAGTTCAAAAAAGCAGTAAAACAAGCTTCAAGTTGGGCTGATGACCCAGAAGCAGTTGCTGCAGCCGGTAGAATAGTTGCTAAAAAGAAAGCCGGAACCATGGAAGATAAACTCCTTGACCCAGAAACAAAAGAACCAGTCAATGGCACGAAACCAAAAAAATGATATATGAGTTATGTTCTCACAAAAGATCAAGTAAGGGAAGAAGTAAAGAAATGTGGGCGTGATCCCACATACTTTATTACAAACTATTGTAAGATCGCTCACCCAGAAAAAGGCTTGATACCATTTAGTTTATATGGCTATCAGCAAGATACAATAAAAGCATTTGAAGACTATCGCTTCAATATAGTTCTAAAAGCCCGTCAGTTAGGTTTATCAACCGCTGTTGCGGGATATATTGCTTGGATGCTTCTTTTCCGCAGACAAAAAACTGTTCTTGTTGTTGCCACAAAGCTTGATGTTGCTGCCAATCTTGTAAAAAAAGTAAAAAAGATGATAAAAAGCCTACCAGCTTGGATGAATATCGCTGACATATCAATAGACAACAGAAACAGTTTTGAACTAAACAATGGCTCGTGGATCAAGGCATCTTCAACAAGTGAAAGTGCTGGCCGTTCAGAAGCTCTAAGTCTTCTTGTTATAGACGAAGCAGCATTCGTTGAGGGCATGGAAGACTTATGGAAAAGTATATTCCCAACACTATCCGCAGGTGGTCGTTGTATAGCTATTAGCACTCCAAATGGTGTTGGTAACTGGTTCCATGAAACTTATATAAATGCAGAAAATAACTCTAATGACTTTCACGCTGTAAAACTAAATTGGGATGCCCATCCAGAACGAGATCGTGACTGGTTTGAGGCCGCTACTCGTAATATGAATAGACGAGATATAGCGCAAGAATATGAATGCTCTTTCAACGCATCCGGCGAAGGCGTTATAAATTCACAAGATTTACAAGAAATAAGAGAATCTGTTTTAGAGCCAAAATATCGCACAGGTTTTGATAGAAACTACTGGATATGGGAAGAGGCAAGACAAAACTTTTCTTATCTTCTTGTTGCCGATGTTGCTCGCGGAGATGGAAAGGACTTTTCTGCTTTCCATGTTATAAAACTTGAAACAATGGAACAAGTAGCAGAATATCAAGGCAAAATAGCACCAGATATTTATGCCGACATGCTTTTCCAAACAGGAAAAGAATATAACAATGCTCTTCTTGTTGTAGAAAATAATAATATTGGCTACAATGTTCTTGATAAACTTATAGAAAGAAAATATCCAAATATTTATTTTTCAATAAAATCAACACATGAATTCATAGAGCAAGTTCAAGCAGAAAGCATGACAAACAGTGTTCCAGGTTTTACAACAACCCAAAAAACAAGACCCCTTATAGTGGCAAAACTTGAAGAGTTTATCCGAAATAAGATGATAAAAATATATTCTAATAGAATGGTTGAAGAACTATCTACATTTATATGGAACAATGGTCGCCCAGAAGCAATGAAAAATAGAAATGATGATCTCACAATGTCGCTCGCTATTGCTTGCTGGGTACGAGATACAGCACTTACAACCTCACAACGAGATGTTGAATACACAAAAGCAATGTTTAATGCCATAACTATGGCAAATACTCGCGTTCAGACTAAAATACCTGGCCAGATAGGCTATAATAGCAACTATTCGTTAGACGAAAAAAGAGTAAATCAAAGAGAACTAAAAGAGTTCTACAAAATGTATGACTGGCTATATAAAGGATAAATAAATGGCTGACAATAGCAAACCAATAAATAGAAGCGACTTTCGCAACATAACTCCCTCAAAAAGAGGAAGAGTAAATCAAGATAAGAGTCCATATAATCCGGACAATGGTCTTTTCAAAAGACTTACAAAACTATTTTCTGGTCCTATTGTCAATCGTCGCCAACAAAACTATAAAAGCGAACGTCGCCGTCGTTTAGATAAATACCGTTTTCAGTCAGCACAAGGCCAACAGTTCAAAAAGTCTTCCTATAATCCATTTGATTATGTTCATTCTCAAAGCATGGCCAACCAAAACCGTGCTGAAAGATATGTAGATTTTGAACAAATGGAATACACCCCCGAGATAGCATCGGCACTTGATATTTATGCCGACGAAATGACAACAAGTAACTCACTGGAAAAGGTTCTAAACATAGACTGTCCAAATGAAGAAATAAAAAACATTCTTCACAGTCTTTATTATGACATACTGAACATAGAGTTCAATCTTTTTGGTTGGTCACGAACTATGTGTAAGTTTGGCGACTTTTTTCTTTATCTGGATATTGATGAGCGCGATGGTATAAAAAATGCTATTGGCATTCCTCCATATGAAGTTGAGCGTATAGAAGGTGAGGATGAAAAAAATCCAAACTATGTTCAGTTTCAATGGAATAGTGGCGGCATGACTTTTGAAAACTGGCAAATGGGTCATTTCCGTATTCTTGGAAACGATAAATATGCTCCATATGGAACAAGCGTGTTAGAGCCTGCTCGTAGAATATGGCGACAACTCACTCTGCTTGAAGATGCTATGATGGCTTATCGTATTGTTCGTTCAGCAGAGCGGCGTGTATTCTATGTTGATGTTGGAAACGTCGCTCCAAATGATGTTGAGCAATTCATGCAAAAAGCAATGACAGCCCTAAAGCGTAACCAAGTTGTTGATGAAAAAACAGGTCGCGTTGACCTTCGCTACAACCCACTGTCAATAGAGGAAGATTATTTTATTCCAGTTCGTGGTCAACAATCAACAAAAATAGAAAGTCTTGCTGGTGGTCAATACACTGGTGATATAGAAGATGTAAAATATCTACGAGATAAATTATTTTCTGCCATAAAGATACCACAAAGTTATCTTGCTCGCGGTGAAGGTGGTGAAGAAGATAAAACAACCTTGGCACAAAAAGATATCCGTTTTGCCAGAACAATTCAACGCCTTCAAAGATCTGTTGTAAGCGAACTTGAAAAGATAGGCGTTATTCACCTATTTGTTCTTGGCTATAGAAATGAAGATCTTATAAAGTTCAAACTACGACTAAATAACCCAAGCAAAATAGCAGAACTACAAGAACTGGAAACTTGGAAAACAAAATTTGAAGTTGCAAGTGCTGCAACAGAAGGATATTTCAGCAAGCGTTGGGTTGCTAAAAAAATATTTGGTCTTTCAGATGAAGAGTTCTTGCGGAATCAACGCGAAATGTTCTTTGACTTCAAGTTCAAAGCCGCTGTTGAAAAAGCAGGTTCAGAACAAGAAGCTGCAGCCGGTGATGCTGATGCATTTGGCGGTGGAATGGATACTGGTGGTCTTGGTGGAGATACTGGTGTCGGTGGAGCAGAAGGTGGTCCCGGTATAGATTTAGGAACACTTACTTCTGAACCAGAAGCAGGTACTGCATCGCCAACAGAAACACCAGCAGAAACACCAGCCGGTGGAGAAGAAGCAGGTCCATTATTGGCAGCACCAGGAAAAAGAGACGATAAACTAACAACTACTCCTGCATCAAGAGGCAAAATGTATATGCCTGTAAAATATCGCGGTGGAGATAGTAGACCAACAGGAGCAAGAACAAGAAGCTATCAGTCAAAGTTCAGTAAAGAACTTGGCGGTGGCTCAATGAGAAATGTTATGGGTTCTGGCGCACAAGAACTATTTGGTCTTGGTAATGGTATTTACGAACAATATGAAAATAGTTATAGTGAAGAGATGTTGAGTGAAGCAGATAAAAAGCAAGACAATAATATTGTTGAGCAGAAAATATTATCTAACAACGATAACTTGAAGCAACTTATAAGTTCTTTGGAGAAGAAAAATGCAACAAACAAAGAAAATAGTGAAGACTAAACACAATAAAAAGCGAAACACTGCTTTTTTATATGAAGTCATTGTTCGTGAAATAACAAATGCTGTATTACAAAAAAATGAAGAACAAAAAAAGTTTCTTGTAAAAGTTTGTAAGTCTTTTTTCTCTCGCGGCCAGGTTCTAAAAAAAGAACTTGATTTATATCGCGCCGTTCATGAATCGTATGAAGTTTCTAACGATATAGCACAAAAAATACTCAATGAAGCAAAATTTCAATATGAACTTTTAGATAAAAAACAAATATTCAACGAACAAACAAAACTTGTAAATATTCTAAACAAAATATCAAATGGCTCAATATTTAATACTTTTGTATCCGATTACAAAAACCTTGCCACAATATCTCAAATATTCAACAATAGCGTTCCAGTAAAAGAAAAAGTATTATTAGAGTCACAAATAGTTAGCAAGATGACATCAACACCAGAAAGTGCTGAAAAAGATAAGCTTGTCACACTTGATTCGCTAACTTATAATCTGTTTGTGAAAAAGTTCAATGAACAATACAGCAACTCTCTTCTTTCGGAACAAAAAGAACTTCTAACAAAGTATGTAATGAGTTTTGCTGATGGTGGAACAGAATTCAAATTATATCTAAATGAAGAAATACAAAGAATAAAAAACTCACTAAAAACAAGCCTTGAAGAAAAACAAATAGCAGAAGATCGCTTTCTAAAAGATAAAACAGTAATGGTTTTGGAAAGAGTAGAAAATTATAAACAAAAAGACATTGACAATTCACTAATAGAAGAGGTCATGAAAATACAAAGCCTTATAAAAGAAATAGAAAGCAAGGAAGAAACAAATAATGGCTGATCTAAAAGTAAAAATAACAAGCACAGATCCGCAGCCAGATCAGGCTTTTGATGATAATATTCAAGCACAAGAGCCAGAAAAGAAAAAACAACTTTTTACAATAAAAGTAAAAGCAAGGCGAACACTTGATGGTAATATTATTGTATCAGATCATCCAGATATTGATATTGTTATAATGCCTGACAAAATGCGAGTTATAACTTTCTCAAAAGAAAACTTTGACGATCACATTTACCAAACACAAGATCGCCTTATGAAATATCTAACTAAAAAAGGCACATTAGTTTTTGATAGTATTGCTGCTGGAAATGTATATGGCTCTTTAGAAGCCAAAATAATAAAACCAGCACAAGAAATGCCAATAGATGATCTAATGTTGATGCTTGTTTCAAAGTGGATAGACAGTGAAAAACCATCTGTTGTTTATCAGCAAGCAGTCGCTGATGCCTATACAGACAGCGTTACCGATCCAAACGATAAAGAAAGCACTGAGCTTGGTAAAGTTGCTGCAGCACAAGAAAAAGGTTCAGTGCCAATACATCAAGTTCGTCGTTACGCTTATGGTTTATGATAGTTAATATCATATTATTTATTTTATCATGTGCCGGGGCCACACAAATATTGTGTTATGGAAGTATATTGGATAAAATAAGACCAAAAAACGGAATACTGGGAGAGTTATTCCGTTGTAGTATGTGTGTTGGTTTTCATGTTGGATATATTCTGTTTGTGTTATTCTGGATTGCTGGTGTGTCTATGTTTTCTAACTTTTACATTGGAGCACTTGTATTTGCGTTTATTTCTTCATATACAAGCTATGTGTGCGACAAAGTGTTGAGTGATGAAGGAATAATGATAAAAATAGCGAATAAATAAAAGTTACGAGATATTTATAAGTTGTGAGGTTTATATGAACTTAGTAGATCAAAATATTCGTAAATGGTTTCTTCCGCAGACCAATAGCCGTAGATGCTGTAAAGGAAGTTGTATCGTGCGGGTTGCGCCCGCATTCTGCTTTAGTATATAAGGATTTATCGCATGAAAGTAACAAAACAAGAACTACAAAAAATTATAAAAGAAGAACTTGATGCTATGGCAGCAACGGGAGAACTTGAAGAAGGCTTTCTTGACAAACTGCTTGGCAAACAGCCAAGGTTTGGAGATTTTGTTACCGATGACGATGTAAAAAAGAAACTTGACGTAGTTCAAAGGAATCTCGGAGATCTACGAGGACTTGCTTCCAATCAAGGAAACAAAGAACTTGGCTTACAAGTAACAAAAATATCAAACGATGTGGCTGATCTCTATAGCAAAACAACACCTAAAGGCCCAGAACTAAAAACAATAACCGATAAGCCAGAAGACATAACACTTCGTAATGCGAAAGAAGCACTCGCTGATCCAAAAAGAAGAAGTAAGTTATCAACACAAGGCTTAGTAAAAATACTATCTAAAATAGCTCCAACAGAAAAAGCCCCAACAGGTCCAGAAGGTGGAGTTGATAGAGCAAAACTAATGAGTTTAGTTCAACAAAAATTACAAAATATGCCAGACGCTAAAACATTTCAAGGTAGAAGACCACCCAGAATACGTGATCGCGCAATTGGTGAATGAAAATAAATAAAGGTTTATAAAATGTCTTTTTCAAAAAAGGAGTTTGATACAATTTTACAAGAAGAAACTATTAAACTCCTTGCAGAAGAAGGAGTTCAAGAAGGTTTTCTTGATAGAATAAAAGACCTTTATAAAAGCTTCACAAAGCCAACACCAAATGCATCACAAGGTGTTGGTAGAGCATTTGCTGGATATAAATATAAAACACCAGCCAAACAAACAGCAAAAACAATACCACAACAAGAACCAGAAAAACAACAAGCATCTTCTACATCTCTTACAAAAAAACAACCAGACGCTATGGAGCCAAGCGATGTTCTTCCTGGTTCGCAAGATAATATATCAGCAACTGGCACTTATGATTTAGGAACTGAACCTAAACTTCCTCCTTCTCAACAAAAAGCACTGCCACCAAGTCAAAAATCACCAGAAACCGTTCAGCCATCAGGCGATCTTCCTCCATCTGGAAATATACCAAAACAATTACAAGCACCAAAAAATATAGGCGTTGCCGATAAACTTAGCGATCTGCAGAAATCAATAGATGGTGTATCTTATCAAAATTTATTTGATGGAATTCAAGCAAAATTCTTTGAAAAACTTAAAACAACAAACCTACCAGAACAAGAAAAACAAAAATATAGTGATAGTATTGATACAGTATTAAAATATCTTATATCAAAAAATAGAATTTTATCTAATCCAACCATAGTTCCAAAAGATGTTTCAGCAAAAAAAGTAAATGAAAACCGACAACAAGCTCCATCTGCTCAACAAGTTGGGATTGAAGAATGGTATATAAATGCTTTATATAAGTCGACTAAAAAACATTTTTCTAATACGATTGATAAAAAAATAATTGAATTTATTATAACAACTCTATATCAAGATGGAAGAATAGCTATAAGTCAACGACTTTATAACAAATTAATACATACAAACGATCCAAGACTCAGAGAGATGATCTTGAGTGCAGAATACGACCGCGAAAATATACAAGAATCAAAAGACTATAAAAATTTTTATAATAGTTGGAAACAATACACCAAAACAGGAGTTATATTATGAGCCAGTTTCTACTTCGTGAATATTTTGAACTCTGTGAAGGCGGTGTATGTCAGGACTTACTGACAGAAGCAGAAAAAACTTTTGTCAAAAGTGGCGGAATGATGCTTTCCGGCGTTATACAGAGAGCAGATGCCAAAAATGGCAATGGTCGTGTATATCCAGAAAATGTTCTGCGAAGAGAAGTAGAAAACTATAAAAAACTTATTGCTGAAAACCGTGCTCTTGGCGAGTTAGATCACCCAGACGAAAGTGTTATAAATCTAAAAAATGCTTCACACATTGTTACAGATATTTGGTGGAATGGCAAAGATGTAATGGGTAAAGTAAAAGTTTTATCAACACCATCAGGCCAAATATTGAAGTCTCTTGTTGAGAGTGGTGTAAAACTCGGCATATCAAGTCGTGGTCTTGGTAGCGTAAAAGAGCGTGGTGGTCTAACAATAGTTGAAGATGACTTTCAACTTATTTGCTTTGACTTTGTAAGCGAACCATCAACAGGCGGCGCTTTCATGAGTCTTTCAGAAAGCAAAAAAGCACCTAACATTTTCACAAAATCAGATAGAATAAACCGCTTGCTAAATGATATTATAGGTGGAAAATGAAAAAAAGCGAACTAAAAGAAATAATAAAACCAATAGTTCAAGAATGCGTTAGAGAAAGTGTTGAAGAAATACTTCTTGAAAGTGGTTTGCTTTCAAGTGTTATAAAAGAAGTTATGAAAGGTGCTTTACCCGTTCTAACAGAAGCGTCAAAAGTACAAACAACAAATGCTCAACAAACAACAAAAGTAAAGCCACCGATCAATAATGATTTGATGGAACAAATAAAACGAGAACGACAAGAAATGGCTGCTGATTTTCGTAAACAAAACGAACAAGTTAGCAAAAGTTTGTCAATGAAAGTTGGTGGAGTTGATGTTTTCAAAGGAACAGCACCAGTACCAGCAACAGTTCAAGAAAGCGTAGGAAACCCGCTTGGTGGAGTGTCACCAAATGATCCAGGCGTTGATATAAGCAGACTGTTTGGTGGAAAAAAGTTTAATATTACTTGATAAAAGAATACGAGGAAAATATGAAAGTAAGTTTAGATGAAGTTGATGGCAACGTAGAAAAAATGATAAAAAAGTTTCTCAAAAAAACAAAGAAAATGAGAATAATAGAGCAAGTATATGATCGTAAATACTTTGTGAAACCTTCTATGGAAGCGCATACAAAACGCAGACAAAAAGCAAGAGCCATAGAAAAAGAAAAGGAAGCAGCGGGAAAAGAAGATTGAAAAAACTACCTATATATAAGTGCATATATGTAGGTAACTAATGGCCAAAATAATAATAAAAAACAGCGAAATATCAAGTTCTGCCGGGATAAACATTCCTGGCAACTTGTCTATTGCTGGAGATACAGTAATTGGCGATTTATTTACTGATTCTCTTATTATAAATGCCCACACAACTTTTAACGAAGATATAAGTGCAGAAGAAATTACTATAAGTTCTTCTTTCAAGGGAAATGGCTCTCAACTGCACAGTCTAACTGCTTCAAATATATCAAATTTTACAAATGATGTAAGAAGCAGGTTTTCAGCCGGAACAAACATATCAATAAGCAACGGCACTATATCATCTACTGGTGGCAATGTTGCTGGTGCAATATCCAGTACCGACAATGCTATAGTGCGATTTGATGGAACAACCGGAAAAATTATACAAGATGGTAGCGGAATAACACTAAGTGATACCGGTGGCTTCTCTCGTGCCGGCTCAATGTCTATTACTACCACTGGTGCCGCTTCTGATATCAGCATAACTGCTGGTGACGATTTAGTTATAAGTGCTAATGATGTAGCTTATGTTGCTGGAGCAAACACAACAATAGAGGGATATACAACATCAAAACTTATTACATCTAATCAAAAAGTTGAAACAACCACCGGTTCTATAGAGATCGTCTCTGCAGATACCGGTGCAGACATCAATGTCACGGCTGCAGACAACATAACAAATACTGTTGGCTATAAGTCACAATATAAAATTCGCGATATTATTGCTGGTGATTTGTCTACTATAGATTATACAAATATTATAAATACTGTTCGCACTCTTAGTCCAAATGGAAATACAGCAAACCCAGCATATAGTTTTCAAAATGCTGCTGGTTCGGGTATGTCTTGGAATAGCACAGATGGTGTTTTGGCATTTTCTCACAATGCATCAAACAAGTTCAATATAGGCGGAACAGCAGGAACATCACTAATAAATGGTGGTCCTTGGATAAGATGGGATGTCGGCGGATTGAATACTCCAACATATAGTTTTCATGGAGATAATAACACTGGTATATACAGTCCAGTATTGAATAGTGTTTCTGTTGTTCATGGCGGAAGAGAACGCCGCAGTGTAAGTGGAGATGTTACTACTACGGATGCAGCCGCTACAGTAATATATGCTTATACCACTACAGCTAATACTGCGTACAGCATAATGTGTCAATGTGTTTGCAGGCAAAGCACTGGTGCAGTAAACAGTTATATAGGTAATGTTCGTGCAAAAAATGTATCCGGAACTGCTACTGCAGTAATGAGTTTGACATCTGCCAATGAAGAAAACATCACTCCAACAATAGGCGTGACAACAAGTGGTGCAAATATACTTTTTACAGTTACCGGTGCTGCTTCTACAACTTTCAAGTGGTTTGCTTGGCTTGAAATAATCTCTGTTTCTTGATATAAAACATTAATAGACAAATATATCAACAACTACCGTTTTGACGGTATATACTGCTACTGATTTTATAATATTTGAAAACTATTTATAGTCACATTGTTATCTCTATAGATAACATTGTTTTCTTTATTAGGAGATCCTCATTATATGTCAAAACAAAAAGGTTTTGCAGTTATTTCAGGTTCTAGCACAGTTGTTGCTAAAATCATGGAAAACGGCACAGTAGTATTCGGTCATGATAAAGCAGTTGATATGAAGGTCAGCGGCTCACTCGTACTTGATCTATCGTCAAGTGCAAGTGGTGCAGGTCGTGTTGTTCTAATTGATGCAGCAGGTAGTGCATCGTTAGGCAAAGTTGCTGCGGCAAATGTTACAACCAGCAATGGTAGTGATGTTCAAGCAGTTCTAAACTCACTTGCTTTAGATTTTGATTCTGTTGACACTCGTGTATCGGCAGAAGAAAGCGTCCGCGCTTCAGCAGACAGCAGTCTAAACAGCGCACTAAGTTCTGAGGTTTCAGCCCGTATAAGTGCAGTATCAAGTTTAGAAACTGCAGTTGACGACAGAATAGATGTCCTCGTCGGCGGCGATGGAATCCTATCCGGTACACTAAGCACCATCAAAGATATTCAAGAATTCCTTGATGGTGATGGTCAAGCAGCATCACAACTTGTTTCTGGTATTGGCGACCTGACTTCAAAAGTTAACCAACTAACAGCCAGTGTTGCAAGTATTGATGTTCGTGCTACAGCAGAAGAAAGCGTTCGCGCTTCAGCAGACAGCAGTCTAACTGTTCGTCTTTCAAGTGAAGAAAGTGCTCGTGCATCAGGAGATGCAAGTGTAGCATCAGCACTATCAACTGCAGTTTCAACTGAAGCATCAAGTCGTGTTTCTGGTGATAGCAGTCTCGCAAGTGCTCTTTCAAGTGAAGTATCACTTCGCGAAGCAGCAGTTTCAACTGAAGCTTCAAATCGCGTTGCTGGCGATGACAGTGTTGCCGCTCTTGTTAGTGCAGAAGAAGAACGTGCTGAATCCGCAGAAGCAAGTCTCGCAGCACAAATCAGTAGTGAAGCATCCCGTGCAGTTTCTGCCGAAGGATCATTAGCCACTGCATTTGCAAGTGCTGACACTAGTCTTGATTCAAAACTATCAACAAGCATTTCCGCTGAAGCATCTCGCGCTGCTTCCGCAGAAGCTTCACTTGATGCAAAAGTCAGTACCGAAACCTCAAGTCGTGTTTCTGGCGATGCAAGTGTAGCTGCAGCATTCTCAACCGCTGTTTCAACAGAAGCATCAAGTCGTGTTGCTGCAGATGATAGTCTTGCAAGTCAAATCAGTACAGAAAAATCAAGAATAGACGCTATCCTTAGTGGTTCAACAGCAGATCTTGATCAATTTGCTGAAGTTGTTGCATATGTAGCAAGTCTTGATACAACACAAGCTGGTCAAATCATCAGTAGTGTTGCTTCACTAAGTGTTGATATTTCCAGTGAAACATCAAGTCGTGTAAGTGGTGATGCAAGTCTAACTTCCAGACTATCAACCGAAGAATCACGCGCTGCAGCAGCCGAAGGTTCACTTGACACCAAGATTGGTTCAGTTCAAACTGCACTATCAACAAGTGTTTCTTCTGAAGCTTCAAGCCGTGTAAGCGGTGATGCAAGCCTTGCAAGTCAGATCAGCAGTGAAGCTTCACGCGCAACATCTGCAGAAGCAAGTCTTGACGGTAAAGTCAGTGCTGAAACATCAGCAAGACAAAGTGCAATAGCAAGTCTTGAAAATGCTATAACTGTAGACATTTCAACAGACTTCGCTTCAGTTGACACTCGCATGAGCACCGAAGAAAGTGCCCGTGCAGCAGCAGATACAAGTCTTGAAAGTGCTCTTTCAGGCGAAGCATCTGTTCGCGCAAGCGCAGACGCAAGTCTAAACAGCGCACTATCAACAGAAATAGTTGATCGTGGAAATGCTGTTTCAGCAGAAGCAAGTATCCGAGCAAGTGCAGATGCAAGTCTTGAAGCTCGCGTATCAGCAGAAGAAAGTGCCCGCGCAAGTGCTGACAGTAGCCTCAACAGTGCTCTATCAACTGAAACATCCGCAAGAGTTTCAGGTGATGCATCAGTTGTAGCCGCTGCAAACAGTTACACTGATTCAGCAGTTGCCGCTCTAGTTGATAGTGCTCCAGATCTTCTCAACACTCTCAACGAACTAGCTGCAGCTCTTGGTGATGATGAAAACTTTGCTACAACCGTAACAAGCACCATTGCAAGCAATGTTGCAAGTATTGAAGCAGTTGTATCAGGCGAAGCATCAACTCGTGCAAGTGCTGATAGCAGTCTTGCAAGTGCTCTTTCAACCGAAGCATCAAGTCGCGCAAGTGCTGATGCAAGTGTTGATGCAAGAGTTTCTGCAGAAGAAAGTGCCCGCGCTTCAGCCGATAGTAGCCTCGCAAGCCGTCTATCAACTGAAGAATCAGCACGCGCAAGTGCAGACGCAAGTGTTGATACTCGTGTATCAGCAGAAGAAAGTGCTCGTGCAAGTGCCGATACAAGTCTATCAAGTGCTCTATCCAGTGAAACATCTTCCCGTGCAAGCGGTGATGCATCACTTGATGCAAGACTTGATACAGTTGAACTAACTTCACTCGTAATCAATGGCACAGCCAATGAAGTTACAGTAAGTGGTTCATTTGCACTCGGTGCCGCAAACACCTTTACAATCGGTCTACCAGATGATGTAACCATCGCTGGCAACCTAACTGTAAATGGTAACGCAACACTCGGTAATAGTTCAGCAGATCAAGTAACAGTAAGCGGTAAGTTCCAAGCACCTAAGTTTACTGCTCTTACAATTCCTGCTGCCTACACCAGTGGTGATCAATCAGCAC